TTGCCATTAGTATTACCCTTATTGCCATTAGTATTGCCCTTGTTGGCGTTATTAAGCTTCTCCGCGGCATTTACAGCATTCTCTGCAGCAGACGCCGCATGATTTGCAGCATTCACCGCAGGATGATTTCCAGACGATGCCTTCATCGCATTTACATTTGTACGCAACTCTCCAATCTGTTTCTTTACATTCTCAATATTCTTCTGGAGACTGTTCACAGCACCAATTCCAGTATTATTTAGCCCCTCCAGCCCTCCATCTGTGCTGCCTGCCTCGGGCTTTGAGTTTGTTAGCCCCATTCTATTTAATACCCAAGAGTTTTTTTCCCCATGTAACACTATCACTTATTTTCTTAGCGCTCATTGGTGTTTTATAGCCACGTACATCAAACACTGAGCCTTTGAAAAAATCATCTTTGTTTTCATATTCGCTCGTAGCACTCATCCAGTTGCTTTTGCCAATGTAGTTATTTGTGGTCGTCGAGGCTTGCGGTAGAAATCCAGAGACTTTTGTATAGACATCTTCGCCATTGATATATACCTTAATACTCGGTCGGGAAGAATCCATATCTACTGCCGTAATGGCAACATGAGTCCATTTTGCCAATGGAATCACTGAATTAATCTTAATCCGCATTTTGCGCTGTTTCTTGTCCCACACTTCATATATCAGAGTCGCCATGTTCGGTTTTCCCATCTTCGGTTGAAAGGGTACAACACGGCTCGGAGGAAGTTTCCGCGGAAACATTTCAAATCCCGTAGATGTATACTCATCGACATTGGCCGAACTGGTTTTCATTAATTCTTGTGGTGTAACTTCCGGAACCTTCTGCTGTCCTGTATTTCCTGTAGGGACTGTGCTCTGCTCTTCATCCGTTGGGCGGATTTCATCTGCGCTCACAGGAGCATCGCCACGTCCAATAATGCCCACATAGACATTATCATTCCCTGCTCCATTTCCGAAATCCAGTATATGCGCATTGTTTGTGAATTGGTCAAAGTAGACCCAGAAACAGAGTGCACGGAGGCTTCGCAGCGGTACAATATAGCCCATATCGAGGTCAGGACTATCACCGAGTCGTAGGAACTGGTCAATTCCATTGAAGTTAAGGCCTTTTGTCACTTCGGGCCGCGGCTTCTCGTCTATTTTAATGGCACCTGCCGTTAAGAGTTGTGTATTATTCACATAATCAACCATATCATCGCGGAAGCGATACCAGAATACACACCCATCGTAGAAAGTATTTAACATCTTAATATCATCGGGTGGCTCAGAATCAAGTACGAGGCGGTCATCAAATCCAGTATCCGTCGCACGATTACAGAGGGGCTGATACGAGCCATCTTTTGCCTTCAAAATACGACAATAGTCGTCACGACCATCGTTATCGACATCTCGCATATAATCATCCCGACTCAGTTTGAATCCATCTTTGGTCGTGGACGAACGAAATTCTACAGAGGAGAGATTCTCTGTTCCCGCAAGCGCACAGGCGAAGAAGATCACATTAGGAGATCCCTTTGATTGAACCATCCGACAAAAGTCATTTTTAACACCAAGGCGTTGCACTGAGGCATATCCACTAAAATAGCGACTATCGCGAAGATATCCACCCTCTTCAGAACTTGGTCCAACATCGCCTCGTTTAGGAGCCAGGGTGGCAAAATAGGAGGTATCAAATGATATAACTGATTCAAATCCCTCGGAGATAAATCGAGGGCGAAAAATTTCAATAAGAAGGACTGTAAGAAGCAGGGCCGTTCCTATGAAAAGGAGTGTCTGCGACATCTACCGTGAGTTCTTATTTGCGGAGAAGAAAAGCAGACGTTCCTTTCTGTGTGAAGTCTAGAATGCTTCGAGGAGGCGCAGTCATCGGACAGGGTACATACGGCTGTGCTGTGAGTCCACCATTACTTTGTCGCGGACAAGCACGTGGCGACCGCCGAGCAAAGCAGGTTGGTAAGATTACACTAAAAATGGATGCTGCCGTTGAGCTCGAAATAGCAGCGATACTTCGGAAGGCTCCACTTTGGAAAAATTATTATGTACTACCCGAACTCACAAATTGTGAACCCGTTCCATCAGGCTCGGCAAATTGGAATGCCTGTAAAATTACAAAGACGGAGGAGCCTGAGGCATTAAAACAGATAATCAGTGATTTTGGAGGTCAAGCTTTCAGTAGTCTTGCTGGAAAGAATCTACGACCGGGTTCCTTTGATTATTTTGAATTTTTTGAGCACCTTCTTGAGGCCTGTGCATATCTGGCGCTACAGGGCGTTGTTCATTATGACCTTCACCGTTCAAATATCTTAATTGATCCGCTTGGCGTGCCTCGTCTTCTTGACTTTGGAATGTCATTTAGTGCCCGCCAAATTAATAAGAATACACTTGGAAGTCGTTGGAAGGTCTATGACCCTAAGTATGATTCTGAGCCCCCTGAAGTCACCATTATTACCGGTCTTCGTGATAAAGTATCGCTTGGAGCTGCGATTGATGAGTGTATCTATGGAAAACCGGTTTTCTCAACAGCAGAGGATATTCTTGAACTATCAAAGGCCACCGCAAAAAGTCAACTACAGAAATTTACAGAACGTAGCGCTTCCTTTCAAAAACAGGATTGGGTCGCTTTCTGGAGTACATATTGGACGGGATTTGATGCGTTTGCTCTCGGAGCGGTACTGTTGAATGTACTCAAAGTACAAATAACTCTACCTGAATTCACTGGCGACGCTCGTTGGATTGAGAAGGGTGACCTAATTATGGAGATTCTTACAAAGATGATTACTCCCGACCCTTCCGAACGGTACGATTGCGTCGAGGCCCTTTTCCTGTGGGATCCGAAGAACGCCTTGTTACGGAATAACGGTGCTGCTTGGCTTGAGACGAGACGTGGCCAGCGCCTCCAACCTTCATAAAGAGGTGCCTGTCCCTCGGAACACAGTAGTAGGAGCAGAAATGCGTATAATTTAGACTTGAACCCTTTTCAGACCAGTCGCGGTCGGAGAGAGCAGGGTCATACACAAGCCGACCCGATGCGTCCTTGTTTGAGACCTTGAGACTTCCTGGTTTTCCTGACCACCAACCGTTTGAATCTTGACGCCAGAAATGGTAGTCCTCGTCTGGGTCCACAGCAAGAGCAATTTTTGACTTGCCATTTGGACAGAGACCCTGAAAACTCACTCGCGTCACATTGGGATTTTCCGCACGGATACGAGCAGTCATCTCCGCACAACTTTTGATATTACTATCACGAAAGGGTGGAAGGCCCGCTGCTGAGCCGGGCTGATGATACGGTACATCACAGTTCGGATCTTTTTCACATGCCTTAATTTGTCGGTCATCTTGAACATTCATGGCATACGAGAAACAATTATGTGTTTTCCGAATTCGGTGGTCTATTCCCCAACGGCGAGGTTGGTATTTCGGTTCCCATCCTGACAACGGACTCTTTCGGGGACAGGTCTGGTGTACTTTGCAAAATGGACTCTTTGGGAGGGGTAATCTGTGACAGTGGGGGTCGCACTGACACCTCTGTTTGCTGGCTGGTGCCATCTACTGTTTGCCCCATATTTGTTAATAGTTGTTTGAGAACATGATTGAGTGGTGTTGGTGGAATAAGACCATCTGAAGTGAGTTGTGCCTTTTCAGATTCGGGCGGTTTTGATTGGCTACTTGTATGTGTTGTATCATTAATTTTAAAATACTCCTCCTCAACCTGCTTCATTTTGATTTTCTCCAGAGTATGACAGAAAAAGAGAAATTGATTTGTGTGTGTGGGTTTCTCTGAAGGTGTATGAAATCCGCTGTAGCGACCGCTGAGACCGATAAACTGCCAGCCTTCGGAACGAATATGCTCTAAATTTGTATGTAGCAGATAGTATTTTTTTTCTATCTTAAAAAGTGTAAGAATTCCATTACTAATTGTTACAAGAAGCGAGATGACCCAAGTGACCCAGTAAATTTCATAAGAGAAGTCTGTGGCTCCTCCAGCCTGCCCAGGGGCTGAGTATTGTATAGATAAGAGTGCGGGTACAATGAGTGAGCCGACTGTTATAATAAAACGCATTGTGTGAAAGAGAACAGCAAAATAGTAGCAGCGGCACTCATATTCATTCATCAGTGGAAGAAATCGTTCAAACAAAATGAGTTTCTGTATCTGGTTAAGACTTGTTAGTGCTTCAATGGTTTTTTTGAAGGATAAGGTGTGGTTTTGGTAGCCCATTCTAGCAGACGCGGCGACAAAAATTTGAAGTTGATGTAAGTAGGTTGGACCTATAACACAATGGATTGCCAATTGTATTCAGATTGTTATGCAGATGAAGTCACGGAGGACTCATTTGTAGTCCGCGCAAGTCAGGAACTCTGGTCAAAGTGGATGCTGGAGAATCATGGTGATACACGCGTGTTTCTACGCATCTTTCACCCTGACGGTGAAAGTAGTTTTATCACGGCACTGGGTAATCCTGTTACAGGTGTTACTGAGAATCGTGTATTTATGCCCGAATGGATGCTCGCTTCAAATCACCTCGAGGGTTCTGGAGAGACTGTTACCATTGAGGCTTTTGAGAGTGATTCTTTGCCTAAGGCTACACGGATTGTCCTGCGACCCATTGATAGTAGTTTGTTTGATGCGGATTTTATGCCTGTCCTTGAAACAGCATTTTCTCGCATGGGTGTTTTGCAGCAGGGCCGACAGATTCAGTTGCCGATTGCGGAACTTGGTATTACAGTGGACCTCTTTGTAGAGAAGACAGAACCTGCGGCCGAGGTCTATCTTGATGGCGATGAGATTCCGCTCGAGTTTGAACAGGCGGTGGATTATAGGGCACCTATGGCGCCTTTGGCACCTATGCCTATGGCGCCGAGGCCAGGAACTCCTATTCCCCCTGAACCTGCCCCTCTCTTTACGGATGTTCAGCAACCTATAGTTGCCAATGAGACTACCGGATTTAGACCCTTTCAGGGAAGGGGGTATCGCCTAGGAGATAGTTAAACGGGAGGCGCAAAGTTCATCTAGATGGAACTATTTGATTTTAGTGAAAAAATAAAGAACGGTATTAAGGGTGCTCTTGCTGAAAAAAAGGGTTTTTTGGTGGGTCGTAATGGCACCATTGAAATGGAGGTGCTCTTAAGTCGGCACAAGGGTGTACAACTCGAACCACGCCATTATCTACAACTGGAGAGAAATGCAGGTGTGTTTCCCACTACACCTGCGAGTGTTGCTATCTGGGTTCGTAAGACACTTGCTGCAATCCAAGATTCTGATTTACTTGTTGCAGGGTGGTACAAGCCGATTGCTGCGGATGAACTTGATTTTCTCCGTATGATTGGTAAGCGCGGACCGTATCTACCTCTACGAGCCCTTGAGCCGTATTATGTACCCGAGGCATATCAGTGGACTGCGGCTCTTGAAGGCCGTCGTGTTGCCGTGGTTAGTTCATTTGCAGACACTGCGTGCCTACAGGCGAGTCACTCGGATGCTGTCTGGAGTGGACGTGCTATTTTACCCAAAGCAACATATTTACCTGTACAAACACGGTACTCTCCACGACTTGCTCAAGGTCGTGCGGAATGGCCTAATACAGTAACATCATGTGAGGCCGCGGTGGCTCATGTAGTGAATCATGTCATGGAGCAAAATGCAGAAATCGTCTTAATTGGATGCGGTGCACTCGGTATGGTAATTGGTCATGAACTACGGATGCGTGGAAAAGTCTGTATTGTTATGGGTGGGGCCATTCAGGTACTGTTTGGTATCAAAGGCAAGAGGTGGCAGAATCACTCCATTATTTCAAGTTTCTGGAACGATGCTTGGGTCTGGCCACGACTTGAAGATACACCTGGTGGTGCTGAGGAGGTTGAGAGTGGTTGTTATTGGGGCTAAGGAGGGGTCAGGGAAAACCGGTCTAAAAATATTTTATAGAGTCTATACAGAACAATGCAGATTTTTGTGAAGACACTCACGGGTAAGACCATCACGCTGGATGTGGAGCCCTCGGATTCCATTGAGAATGTCAAGCAGAAGATTCAAGACCGCGAGGGCATTCCGCCCGATCAGCAGCGCCTCATTTTTGCTGGCAAGCAGCTTGAGGACAATCGCACACTGAGCGATTACAATATTCAGAAGGAGTCAACTCTTCACCTTGTTCTCCGTCTCCGTGGCGGCTATTAGCCACTTAAGCCATTTCGTAAATACTCATCAAGTGAATGCGTATTCTCTTGATTAGTACTGGAGCAGGTCCGTGGCCATGTGATGGATGGGGTGCTTGTGAAAATGTTGCTGCGGATTTTGCTTGGGCACTTGAACAAGAGGGTGCCGATGTGAAGGTCCTTCATACAGAAGCCGTTGAGAAGGAACTTGTTCCACTCGTAGAGAGTTTTCGGCCTCAAGTAGTCCACTGTCAATATGATGACCATTTTATCCATCTAATTCCTGTACTTCAGAAATTTCCTGATATTCAGTGTCTACTTACAACACATTATGCCTACCTTGACCAACCGTATCGCCTTATACAAGATGGCTATATGGGAAAGTTTATTGTCACCTCGCAAATGCTTCATGCACGGCAAGTGACACTTGTAGCTCTATCCGACCGTATCGCAAAAACCTATCAAGAAATCGGCTTGGTTCCTGCAGAAAAGATCTGGATCATGCCAAATGGAACTCGTACGGATTCAATTTATTGTGCACCTCTGCCGCGATTTGGTCGTGCCATCTGTGTTGGAAAGATTGAAGAGCGTAAGGGACAGATGCGGCTTCTTTCATGCCCCCTCGTTGATTTTGCTGGTCCAATTACAATTAACGGATTTCCCAAGGATGATCGATACAAAGGAGAATGGACTCGTGAACAGGTCTATAAGAGCCTCACCGACTATGCTTGTTTAGTGCTCTTAAGTAAGGCAGAAGCACATCCTCTTGTAATTGGTGAAGCACTTGCGGCTGGATGTGCGATTCTCTGTAGTGAAGAAGCTGCGGCAAATTTACCACGTGATGTCCCGTGGATTCGTATTGTTGGTAGTGAGGTCGACCTGACTAAGGAGATTTCTGAAATGTGTGTGATTGGCATGAGTAAGAGAAAGGAGATTCGTGCTTGGGCCGTTGAGAATCTTGATTGGCGACTTCGCGCACGCACGTATCTGAAGAAATGGAGCGTCCTTGCGCCTTTGACCCCGTTGCGTATAGCACTGATAGGACCAGGTATCATGACGATTCCTCCTACAGGTTGGGGTGCTGTCGAGCAGCTCATCTGGGACTATGCCCTTGTACTTCGCTCAAAGGGACATACTGTAGAGATTATCAATACACCGAATCGACAGGAGATTATCTCAAAAGTCAATACGGGTGCCTTTGATGTTGCGCATGTTCACTATGATGTCTTTTGGGATATTCTCATGGAACTGCGTGCTAAGAAAGTCTGTATCTCTAGCCATTATCCCTATATTGAAAGACCCGAAAAGTGGGACCACGACGGATATCGCAAGGTATTTCAAGGGATTTCAGATGCTGTTCGCAACTATGGCGTACACCTATATACAATTTCAGAAAAGGATCGCCGCACCTACCTAGAGATGGGTGGACTGCCCACAGGCAAAGTATTTCTCATGCGAAATGGTGTAAATACGGATAGTTTTCGTTTCACAGAGACACCACAGTTCTCAGGGCGCTCTGTTACATTGGCCAAAGTCGAACCTCGAAAGCGCCAGCACTTGACTCATTGGCTTCAACAGGTTGATTATATTGGAAAGGGTCCCTATGGACATCCGAATTATCGTGGTGAACTCGAGCCTCGTTCTCTTCTCCTTCATATACTTAGTGACTACGGAAATTTTGTCTTACTGAGTGATGGCGAAAATGGAACTCCTCTTGTTGTAAAGGAGGCGATGGCAGCAGGTCTGGGAGTTGTACTCTCTGAGTCTGCGGCGAATGAACTTCCTATGTTACCCTGGGTCACTGTGATTCCCGAGGTCGACTTGGCGAGCACTCAAAAGATTCATGAGGCAATTGAAAGGAATCGTATTGTCTCCCTGCCACTGAGAGCAAAGATTCGTGAATGGGTGCGTGAGGCATGGGACTGGGATGGCCTTGTTACACGGTACGTTGAGAATCTGAGAGTTCCAGTCTAAAATCGTGACGGGAAAAATGCTGCTGAAACGCGAACCAGTTATCTCCAATACCATAGTCTCCATACCGGAAGAAATGCGTTGTGGTAGGTGCCTTGTAGAAAAGCGGAGCATGTTCAGGGTCAGATGCGTGAAGCCACAGGGCAGTTGAAGTCAAGACAGCCTGGTCATCGCCCGCAAACTGAGAGTGCTCAATGAAAAGTTCAAGAGTCTTCTCAAAGGCCGGTGCGAACGCAGCCCACGCCTCGCGGTCTCCAGCAATCATTGTTCCGCAGACTGTTAAGACAAGTTGCGTAGGAATTTCTTTGATGACTTGGCTGTGTGTCCATTGCTGCTGTGCCCTTACCTTTGCCAGATAAGGATCCATTGATTCCATCGCAAGTAGATGAATATGCTTAGCTTCAATCTTTGATGCCATCGGCCATCCAGGTCCACAAACTTGTACAGTAACAGGGTCACGCCAACACCCAGCGTCACACCAGACAAACTTATCTGTATTAAAAGGATTGTATTCAATTACCTCTTGAACAAAAAAGGACTTATTTGCCCAAATTTTATAAAGATTAATGTTGTGAATTTCACGCCAATTACTCTTTTCCAATTCCTCTGTCCACTTTGCATCCCACTCAGGACCCGAGAATTTCAGGCTCTGAAACGGCTTACGAATGAGTAGAAATTTATCTGCGAGATTTGCACTGGCTCGCATCTCCTGTAGCATATCTGCCGCTGGTCCTTCGCTAAAAATAACAATGGGTGAATCTACAAATCGTAGAAACTGATAGATCCACTGCGTATATTCTTCAAGTGTGTGTTTTGCCTGGGGCAAAGGATAGTAACAACTTACCACAGTTGTCTCTAGCATTTCTAATCCTGCTTAAATAAACAGACTTTAGGCATACTAATGGAAGAAACAACTAAAGGAACATGGAATCAAATTACGCTTGTTACATGTCTTATTGATATTGGTCGTGAACTTGCCGATGGGCGGAAGTTTGAGGACTATGTCAAATGGTTCTTGGCTACAATCGAAATTAAGGCACCTATGGTTATCTATACAGAGCCTCCACTAAGACATATTATTGAACAGGTGCGAGCAGGTCTTCCCACAAAAATAGTTGAGCAGAATGTAACAAACTTTCCACTTGCGTGGAGCGTGGGCTTTGTAGAGCAGATTCTCAATTCTGGCGAGTGGAAAAAGTTTGCGCGCCATCCGAATGATGTAACCAATCGTCTGGCAACCTACGCTCCTATGATTCATAGTAAGATGGCCTACATGTGGTCTGTTATTGACGAAAATCCTTTTAAAACAGATATGTTCTTCTGGATTGATGGTGGTCTATCACGATTTTGGACTCAGTGGGCACGCGATCCGCGTACTTCTGAACCTAATCCTGAAACAATTACTAATTTACGAGAGTCGAAGAAGATTTTTATCCAAGTGGGTGGACACAAGGAGCATCTCTTAGAGAGAGCACTTAGTGGACAGCATTTTACTCGCGATGAGATGATTGGGGCAAATGAGAATATTCTGATGGGTGGATTCTGGGGAGGGCATCGCGATACTGTGAAGGAGGCGTGTGAATATGTTCTAAAGCACTATGTTACAGAAATGATTATGAAAAAACGAATTGATACGGAGCAGACAACATGGTTTTTCCATGCACAGGAGAATCCGCAGAAATATATGTTTATTCCTCCGCATCAAGTGGATGTGATTAATTTCCTGCTCTTTTCTGGCGGCTTTAAAATCTAGTCGGTGGTAGAATGCGTATACAATTCTGTAGTGACCTACATTTGGAGATGAATCCATTTGTTGAATATGCTACACTCTTAACACCTGTTGCACCTGTACTTGCGCTCTTAGGCGATATTGGAGATCCCGAATCTGAGGAACTTGGTAAGTTTCTTGAATGGTGTACACGCACATGGAAGCAGGTTCTCTATGTTCCTGGAAATCACGAATTCTGGAGACTAAAGCCTGGAAGTAGAAAGACAATTCCTTCCGCACTGGGCATTCTTCGAGGCTATGAGAAACTCTATCCAAATCTCATGATCATGTGGCGTGGAAAAGTCTATAGTGAGGATGGTATTATTGTTCTTGGAACACCACTCTGGTCACGCCCTGCTGAAGGCGTGATTCCTCATGAACATGAGCGCGCATGGGTGGATAATGACCGCACATTTGATGCGCAGACATTAAGTACTTTACATCAAGAGGATTTGAATTGGATAAAGCAGGAACTCAAAGTAGCAAGAGGCACAATGGTTGTTATTCTTACTCACTATGCGCCAAGTCTTTTGCTGATAAATCGAAACTGGATAGAACGCCCAGAATCAACTCTCTATGCGAGTGACCTTGATATTCTCATACGTCCTCCAATTGTGGCATGGGCGTGTGGGCATATACATCAGTCTATTGAATGGCTGAAGGGGTGGGAATCGGCTACAGGGGAAACGGGAGTTGTTCTACTGACGACAAATCCTCGTGGATATGCAAATGACTCCTCTGGATATCGTACAGATGCTGTATTACGAATTGACCCTACTGCGCGAGCTGCGGGCGAATCTCTTTTTGAAACGCCGTATAAAATCCTTGAATCGACTTTTCAAAGTTAGCCGCAGGGAAAAAGGCAATGTTGCGCCGCTGTTTTATATGACGATGTGCTTGCTCCCAATTCATTCCTTGAGTTGCGATTAAATACATAGCAACGACTGCGGCAGAGCGCTGCATACCCGCAGCACAATGAACAAGGACTGGCTTTCCCTTTTTCATCTCATAGACAAGTTTATAGATAATTTCATAGGACCAGAGTTCCATATTCCGAATTTCATCTGCTTCAAGATTATCATCAACGGGCACACGATAGCGAATTGTAGCCAGGGGGCTAAATGGAAGCTCCTTTGTACAATTGAAGACAGTGCTGATATTTTTTGTCTTTAAAAAGACTTCGTCTTTTGAACTATTAAAGTTGCCTAGCCAGAGGCCTGGCAGAATTTCGTCTGCATTATTACCCATCAGCATTCTAAACTGAACGGTTACGAAAACTTGAATGAATTAGGCGCGGCTTAATAAGGCCACCACCGCAATGATTACACGGCATTTCTACAAACAGGACGAAGTCCTGGCAGCCCTTGTTTTATGTATCTGTACAAATCGACCTCGTGAAGCAGTTTTCTGGGCACAGGAATTAATTGATTCAAACTTGATTGTCGAATGTTTTCAGTACCTGGTCTTCGCATATATGAAACTCAAAAGTATCGGAGGTCTGGTATGGCTTGAATCCGCAATGGCTTTATGGGACTCAGGAGAACTTGACGAGGACAAAGTGATTCTTCTAACCTATCAACTCGCGTGTTGCTCTGTACGAGATGCGACTCCTTTCGCCCTGCTTGTTCTTGGACTTAGACACTATCCAAAAGTACCTGAGCGGCTTCGAACAAAGGTGGTTGGTTGGGAAGGGCTCTTTCGGGCTGCGGTAGCTGAGCGCAAGGTGCTCTTCGCTTGGCTACTTCTTCGGGTTGAATGGATAGAGCATCCTGAGGCTGTATGGGATTTACTTGAGGCAATGGATGGGAAGGTGAAGATACTTCGCTCCGCTGAACAGGTCGAATTTCTTGAAGGCATGGAATGGGTCCTTCGTGCGATTGCAGTTGCGAGTCTCTTTCCGCATCCAGTTTCAACACTTCGTAAAGAGGTCGCACCCGATGTGGAAAAATCTAGGGGTGAGTGGGCTGCGGCAATTGGGAGAAAGGACCGACGAGAATATACAATTCCACGCGATTGTCTCTATGGAATTACTGCACGTGGGCTACTCGTCAATACAGAAAATACAATGAGTGAACTGGGTGATCTACTGGACCAGATGGAGATTGCGGCCTATTGGTCTGAAGCACTTGGTGGACGGGCCTTTCTAGATTTGAGTACGGAGGAACAACTTGAATTTACAGGGCTTTACTTTCCTGATGGTCATCCAGTTACATGGTCAGTCGGTGAGCAAGCAAAAAGCCACGGATATGGAGCCCTGAGGCCTGGTGAAGAGATTGAATCAGTGAAATATTGGAGGACCTGGATACGCAGAGAGAAATCCTTGCTACTTTGGAAGGGAGTTGATGAGATGTACAAAGTACTTGAAGGAAAAAAGGCACCACTTAACTACGGGGAACTCTATACAGAGGCATTGCCCCTCTGGCGTGAAGAAATGGGTGGATGGTGCCTCGAGCCAGCAAAGAAGATTCTTGTTATTTCTTAAAAAAATATTATTAATAAGTAGACTATACTATGCCATTTATTAATAAAAAAGAGGCTTTTAAACTTCTTGATGAAATGATGGAAGGAAAATGTATTGGCGACTGTCGTAAAGTATGGTTAAGAAATATAGGATATGCTTTAAAAACAGATACAAATCCTCTTGGACTTACAAAAGCTGAGCATAAAAGAATGACAGCTAAAATGGCTGAAGTGAAAGGTAAAAAAACACATGCGACGAGAAAAATAGATAAAAAATATCTTACTCGTGATTCTCCACCTTTTCCAGCAAATGAGCACTGCGGTGAAATTAAAAAAGGTAATGATGGGAAAATGTATAAATCTGTTCCTGATAAAAATAAAATATGTAGGTGGAGACTAAATACTTCAGGCTAAGCATAGAGGTCATCGTCGTCGGTAACAATCTCTTTTTCCTGAACAACTGGAATCAATCCGCAATGTTGAGTATGAACACCTCCAAGTTCCATTTTTAATGATGTACAGAGTTTTTGTAGATATAAATGCGTATGGGAGAGTGGATTATTAAATTTGCGTTCTTCAATTGATACATTTCGATTACAGTGCGCAAATCCTGCCTCAACACACAACATACTTGAATAGACTAATTCTTTATGCGCAGATGGATTTATATAGAACTCATTACCCATTGTGTGTAGAGTTCGGATAATCTCATGTGTAAGTTCTGACGCAATTGGACGAAGGCGCTTAAACTTGAACATTTTGTAGAAGGGGTCAGATGGTGGAAGAGGTCGCAATAGAGTATCGTATACAAAGCAGAAGCATTTATCGCAAGGTACCGCCATTTGAGTAGTGACTCTAAAAAAATTGGCAGTCACTTCAAATTTTTATACTCAGGGCCCCCTTTCGAGTTCAATCTCCTCTTCTGTATCAGTTTCCACTTCTGCCGCCGCAGTAAGAAGACTAGCTGCCGTTGATTCAAGGGCACTTACAAGAACACTATCAAGCATCTCCCCTATTAATGCGGAGTGAACTGCGGTTGTATAGATAATATGTTGTGGGCTCGATACATCAATTACACTTACACTGCGTTCACGTCTAATACGAACGCGCGTACGTGTCTTCTCCCACGCCTCCTTAATGTCTGAAGGCACATCCATAAGTCGCTTAGATTTTATAAGTACAGCTTCATATAGCCTTGTAATAATTTCAGTATTTGATGTGGTCACCTTATCAATGTAATACTGTGTACAGAGAATTTCCCACGATCGCTCATACTCACTCATAGGATGCTCCTTGAACATCCAAGTAAATAAATATTTATTAAAGGAGACCATGTGCTCATAAAACTGCTTCTCAGCAAACTCAACTAGATACTCAATGCGGTCTTGTGAGCCCTTGTCCCTTAGTGTAGACCGAATAGCCTCAATCTTAAGAGGCTGCTCAAACTGAATTTCCCACTTGGCAGGATTAAACTTACAGGATGCAAAGGATTCGAGAATCCAATTCAAATGACCATGACGGCGCAACTCCGCAATTACATTCTTCAAACTCAGAATATCAACGGGAAGATTTGTATAAGGATTTGTAGGAAAACGTGGCTCAATAAAGAAGTCATCGTGTGCGAGAAGAAGTGTAGTCCAGTGATTTGCAAGCGACCTGGAGTCAAATTGGTAAATTGACTTGACATTTGGGGAATATAACAATACGGATTGTGTGGGTGGCTCCATTGTAATAGGGTCAGTATCATTCATCAACTTACTCTTTCGTTGTAGATAGTGAAGAACAAGTCGTTTCATTTGAAACCGAAACCGAATCTGTTGCTGAAATATTTGCTGAATCTCATTAATTTGTTCAGATGTCCACGGAAAGAACTTTGTTGTATTCGATGTCGGCGGTGTCAGTGTAATCTGTAGCATGCGTCGTGCCCTTCGAAGGTTCAAAGGAAGTTTTTGGAGATTATAGGTAATAATGCGATTATATGAGCCAATGAGTGGATATACCTTTGGATCTGGAGGAATCTGAAGTTTTTTTACAGGAGATTCTACCTTTTTTGTTGAAAGGGGGGG